TGTAAAAGGGATAATTAAAAAAACAGCAAAAGACTTTTTAAAAGCAGCTGAAAATGATATAGCAAACGAGTATTCAAGAGTTTACAACACTAACCACGAATTTGCTATTAATGCTATTAAAAAAAAGCACCAATTAATTAAAATTATTGCTGAATTTGATGAAGCTGATTTTATTCTTTGTTCAGACTTTTTACAAAAATTTAAAGACAATATTGGAATAGCACGAAAAAAAGGAATAGTATTTTTTGATAAAATTATTTAAAATGAAAATAAGCGAATTACCACAAGAGATAAGAGAAAAGGCATTAAAGTATCAAAAAGATACAACTCCATTGTTTGATAAAAATACAGATGACCTTATGGACGCTTTTAATTGGTTATACACCAAAGAGGGTGTTTGTTTTTGGTCTCAATGGTATGAAAAAGAACCCGAAATACCACAAGACCAAAACGTACTTGAAGTGATAGAATCATTTAAAAGGCGTTCAGAGGTAGGATTTAAAAAATACGGTATTAACACCGAAAGAACAGATATTGACCTGTTAGGGTGGCTTAATCACTTACAAGAGGAGTTAATGGATGCGACAATTTATATACAACGTTTAAAAAAAGAATATGAAAATAAAAATTAAAAAGTTACACGAAAATGCAGTAGTTCCGAGTTATTCAAAACAGGGTGATGCTGGAATGGATTTGACAGTAGTAAGTACTGAAATATTAGATAGCGAGCATGTCAAATATAATTTTGGCATTGCTATTGAAATTCCTTTCGGTTACGTTGGTCTAATATTCCCACGATCCAGTTGTTATAAACAAAGACAAATTTTATCTAATTGCGTTGGAGTTATTGACAGCGGTTATCGTGGCGAATTGTCAGCGGTTATGATTGGTACTTCTTCACAAAAATACAAAATAGGTCATAGAGCTGCACAAATATTAATTTTACATTATCCACAAATTGAATTTGAATTAACTGATGAGTTATCAGATAGCGAAAGAGGTTTAGGAGGTTATGGATCAAGCGGAAAATAAGATGAAGCCAAATTATAACCTAATCCGTGAAAAAATGATTAAACATCCCGATTGTTATTTATGGGACAAATCAATATGGAGTAAGGAAGATAATTTATATTTTGAAAAATTATCAAACGTTAATATTTTAGAAATTAAAAAAAGAAAGGTTAAAAGCGGATTAAAAGTTATGCGTATTTCAGACGGTAAAATATACGATAGTGTTAAATTATGCCGTGACGAAAATGGATTTTACAGTGATCAAATGATAGAAAAATTAAATAATGGGATAGAATTTAAAAGACTATGAAAAAACAACTAGAAACAATTGCAACGGAAATATTAAACAATATTGAAGATAAACCAAACTACAGCAATCGTGATTTTATGAATGCTTTAATTATATTTCAATCTGCTTTAATGGATAAAATGTACGATAATCAAGATTATGACAAAATGAATATTGAGCAACGCTACCAAATGGCTGAATCTTGCGGAACTCAACTACATAAATTAATACATACGTTTACAGGATTAGATACTCATGAATTAGAAAATTTTTTGTAATATGAAATAACCAAACACCCCTACAAAATTACAGTGTTATTTTAAAATTGAAATACGTTACATAACTGTAAATTTTTAAAAACAATTAGTGAAAAATAGTAGCTAATTGTTTTTTTTTGTATATTTGCTTTAGTAATCTACCACTTACTGATAAGATTTTATTAGTCACTTTTAGACTAAACCGACAAATCCGTTAATAGTGTGGTAGCTGTTAACGGATTTTGTCATTTTATGAACTTATGGAAATACACTATTTAAAAAAATTAGCTGAAATCGGATTTTCTATCATTCCATGTAAAGAAACAAAAGCACCAGATGGCGCTTGGAAACACTACCAAGAAAAAGCAAGAACACCCGAACAAGTAGAACAATTAAAATCGCCAAAGTACGGGATCGTTACAGGGTATAATAACCTTGAGGTGATTGATATTGATTTGAAAGTTTTTGCCACCTTAAAAGAGCAAAAGGAATTTTGGGAAGAGTACTTAGGATTCTTACAAGATAATATCGATGATTTTGACAAGAAATTTGTAATTAAGAAAACTTTAAATAAAGGTTTTCACATATTGTATCGTTGCAAAAAAATACAAGGAAATACTAAAATAGCTAAGTTAAAAGGACATGCCGAAGCATTAATAGAAAGTAGAGGTGCGGGCGGGATGGTTATTGCTTATAGCGATACTTTGAGTAAAATTAACTACCACGAAATACAAGAAATAACCGAAGAGGACAGGGATATTGTTTGGTCTTGTTCAAAAACTTACAACTATGTTACTGATTTGCCTATTGAGCCAAAAAAAGAACCTAAGGAATATCTTGAAACAGAGATCACCGCTTGGGATGACTACAACGATAAAACTAATATTTTTGATGTTGTAGGTTCAGATTTTAGTATCGTTGCAAATCACTCAAAAAAATACGTTATAAAAAGGCACGGTTCAAGTTCGCCAACTTCTGGGTATGTTTACAAAGAAGATAACAGAATGTATCTATTTAGTACAGGCACTATTTATCCACACGAAAAACAAGTAACGCCTTTTATTGCTTATGCTTACAAAAATTGTAACGGTAATTTTTCTGATGCTGCCAAAGAATTATATTCTAAAGGTTTTGGATCAAGATTAAAATCTAAGATTAAAGAACTAAAGCAAGCTATTGTAATTGAAGAAGAAACAAAAATTAAGATTGAAGATTTAGTATTTCCTATCGATATATTTCCTACCGACATTCAATCCTATTTATTAGAATGCAATTCTAAATTAGATTCTAGTGTTGAGTATATGGGTGTATCATTAATTTGGTTGATTTCTGTTTGCATTGGCAATAGTATTGATGTTGAGGTAAAAAAAGGATGGAATGAAAATTTGTCTGTTTGGGTTTCTGTTGTTGGTAAAGCAGGTTTGGGAAAAACGCCTAGTATTTCAAATGTAATATTTCCTTTGATTAAAATTAATAGCAAAGAAATTAAAAACTACATTAAAGAGAGCGAAAAATACGAATACTATCAAAATCTTTCTAAAAAAGAAAAAGAAGAGCACAGTGAAGTATTCAAACCTATTAAAACGCAGTTTATAGCTAACGACATTACACTTGAAGCATTAGTTGATTTACATCAAGAAAGCGATAATGCAGTAGGTGTTTTTAAAGATGAGTTAGCTGGCTGGTTAAAAGATATGAATAAGTATCGGGAGGGTTCAGATTTAGAATTTTGGCTAAGTACTTGGAGTGGTAAGAGTGTTAATTTAAACCGTTTGACCCGCAAAGGTTCTTTTGTCGAAAAACCTTTTATTCCTGTTCTTGGTGGTATCCAACCTAGTATATTTAATACTTTTTATACTGACGAAAACAAAGACAACGGTTTTATGGATAGGATGCTGTTATGTTACCCAGATTTAAAGATTGATCCTTATAATGATAATGAAATAAGCGATGATATTTTAAAGTGGTACAAAGAAGCAATTATTTCATTTTATGATACTATAAAATCTGTTATTGAACGTGATGATGATGGTAGTATTAAAACAAGAAACGCAAAGTTTTCAAAAGAAGCAAAAGAGGAATGGAAAAGGATTTTTAACGAAATGACCGAAGTACAAAATAACGATGAGGAAAACCAATATTTAAAATCTATGTACCCTAAACAAAAATCATACATACCTAGATTTGCGTGTTTAATTCATGTTTTTAACGAGTTTTTTAGTGACGGTGGTGATACATTATTGATTTCAAAAGAAAGTGTCTTAAAAGCTGAAAAACTAAGCAAATATTTTATTGCTACGGCTAAAAAGATTAAGATTAATTCTGTTGAGGTCGGAAAACTTAAAAGCACGATTACTGCTAATAAAGGGAAAGATGAAAAGGAAAAGTTATTTGAAATTTATAGAATGAATAAGAACTTTAATAAATCAGAAGCAGCCGAGCTTTTAGGTGTTTCTAGGGTCACAATCGGGAAATGGGTAAAAGACTTTGAAAAAGTGTAAACCAATTGTAAACTAGGTTTACAATTTAAAAACAGTTAACTTATTAAAAAACAAATACTTAAAATCAATTGTAAACTGTAAACATTGTAAACATGGTTATTTATAAAAATAAAATAAAATAAAAAAAATAAATTATTTACAAAAAAGTGGTTTACAGTTTACAATTACCTTGTAAAGCCTTGTAAATATTGACTTTTTACTGTAAACTAGGTTTACAATTGGTTTACAACTTAGTTTACACTTAAATTATAAAAATAAATAAATATAAATTAGTTTTATTTGGTGTAAATTACTAAATTTACAACTGTAAAATTACATAAATATAAAAAAAATGGAAGATTTAAAAAAAGGATGTGTTTACTTTTTTAGACATATAGGTTTGTCACCTGTGAAAATTGGATATTCTACAAATGAAAGTCCTATTGATAGATTTAATCAGTTTAAAACTTATGCGCCTTATGGTAGTGAAATATTAGGTTTTATTCAAACTAATGAATCTAAATTAATAGAAACTAAATTGCACTTAAAATATGCAAATAAAAGATTATTAGGAGAATGGTTTGAAATATCTGAAGAAGATGTTATTAATGAAGTTAATTTTTATTCAAGTATTGAAGATATAAAAGACAGAAACGAATTTCAAATAGCTTGGGCAAATAAAATTAATTTAAATAAAAAAATAAATACTGAAATGGTTGCTTTAAGTAAAGAGGAAGCAAAAAATATATTTATCGATCTTTTTAATAAAAATCCTTATTTGAATAGAATGCAAACCGCAAAGGATTTAGGAATAACAAGACAAACTATTCATTTATGGATAAAAGAAATTAAAAAAATAACTTATGAAACAACTTAGAGATTATCAAATAGAAATTTCAAATAAAGCAGTAACTATTTTAAAAGAATTAAAAATAGTTTATTTGGCGATGGAAGTAAGAACAGGCAAAACATTAACTTCATTGAATACTGCTCAAATTTACGGTGCTAAAAATGTTTTGTTTCTCACAAAGAAAAAAGCAATAAAATCAATTTTAAATGATTATAAAGATTTCGGATTTACTTTTGAAATAACCGTTATAAATAACGAAAGTTTGCATTTAGTAAAAGGTGATTTTGATTTTGTGATAAGCGATGAGCACCACAGAAACGGTGCGTTTCCAAAACCTAACAACGGTACTAAATTCATTAAACAAAAGTTTAGTTTATTGCCAATGGTGTTTTTAAGTGGTACACCAACACCAGAGAGTTACTCACAAATATATCATCAGTTTTGGCTTAGTGCTTATACACCTTTTAAATACGCTAATTTTTATAAATGGGCAAATGATTACGTAACCATTAAAAAGAAGTATTTAGGCTATGCGGAAGTAAATGACTACTCAGATGCTAATCAAGAACTAATAAAAAAAGTAACTGATAAATATATGATTTCATTTACCCAAGAGCAAGCAGGATTCACGACAAGCGTAAATGAAACGGTTATTTATATTGATATGCTTCCGATAACTTATAAGATAACAGAAAAGCTAAAAAAAGATAAAGTATTCGAAGGTAAAAACGATTTGATTATTGCGGATACAGGTGCAAAAATGATGAGCAAATTACATCAATTGTATAGTGGGACGGTTATTTTAGATAGCGGTAATGCTGAGATTTTAGATATGAGTAAGTTATATTACATTCAAGATAATTTTGGAGTAAATAAAATAGCTATTTTTTACAAGTTTCAAGCCGAGAAAGAAATGATACAAAAGTTTTTTGGAGATAAGATTTGTTTTGATCTTGAAACGTTCGATAATTCAAATAAAAATATAGCCTTACAAATTGTTTCGGGTCGTGAGGGCATAAGTTTAAAAAATGCTGAATATCTTTTTTATTTAACGCCAGACTTTTCAGCAACTTCTTATTGGCAGAGTAGAGACAGACTGACCACAATGGAACGAAAAGAAAATAATATATTTTGGTTGTTTGCTAAAGGCGGAATTGAAAGCTACATTTACAAAGCAATTATGAATAAAAAAAACTACACACTATCACAATTTAAAAAAGACTTAAAATGTTAGAAAACAAAATCCAAACTAAGATTAAAAAGAAACTCGAAAAAGAAGGTTGGGAAGTAATTAAACTGATACGAACAAGTATGGTCGGGATACCTGATCTAATGGCATTGCGTAACGGTGTAGTTAAGTTTATTGAAGTAAAACAAACAATTGGAATACTTAGCGAAATACAAAAAATAAGGATAAAACAATTAAGAGAAAAAGGATTTGAAGTATTAATTTGGACAGACTACGAAAAAAACTATGAAAAACATTAACTGCCGTCATTGCTCCAACCTTTGCAAGCAACACGGAAAAACAGAATGCTCAAAATACAACGCAATAGCTGATAGACCACTAAAACTACCTATTTTAATTAGAGAAGCGATAAACAAAGGCGACCATAAAAAAGTAAAGGAGTTGCAAACTGAACTGGACCAGTTTAATTATGGAAGTATGTTAAAATAGTGTTAAAATTAATATTTAGAGTTGTAAATGTAAATAGTTGTTGTATCTTTGACCCAACAAATAAAAAGAATATGACAACTATAAAAGAACAAAACGGAATTTCAATCACATTTAACGGAAGAAATACTTATATGATTGTAGCAAAACAAGAATTTGGAACTTCGGATGTAATTTACGGTTGTGTTAGTACAGAAAGAAAAGCAAACAATTTATTTAACAAAATACTAAAACAAATCTAATCATGAAAACATCAGAAAAAATAATCGCAGTTTTAACAATCGCTATAATAATAGCAATTCATTTAATAACTCCAAACATTTATAAATAATGATAAAAGTAATTGAAAATTTAAATATAGATCACAACGGGAATATTTACACGCCCGAAAGTATAGGGTATCATTCTTTGTATTGCAAGTTTATTCAAAAAAACATTCCTTTCAAAATAGGCTCTGTAATCGAAGAAAAAACAGCAGGACGACATAGAACATCAAACAGAGAGAGATTGCAGTTGTACGTGCAAAAAAACCATATAGAAAAGGTTAGGACGTTTAAAAAAGGTTTAGATATTGAGGAATACATTGTAAAAAAGATTAATGAGAATCAAGAGGAAGATGTTAAGCCTTATACAATTGAAACAATACCGTTTAATTTGATTGAGTTTTGGGTAGAAAAATATAAAATAGAAAAGTTATGAAAAATATATTAATAACATTATTATTACCTGTTTTCGCATTTAGCCAAACAGGGGTGTATCATCAGTTTGTTTCATCAAATTGGATGCTAGGAGCTGATACTTTTAACGGAGCAAAAATAGGAATATCAATAATATTTGAGTAGTAGTATGAGAATAAAAAAAAGGAATCCCGAAACAAAAAAAGTCTATATCTTCGATGAGCCTTATGAAAATCGAGAAAAAGCAAAACAACTAGCGGAATTAAATAAAAATAAAAAAGTAGATAGATATGACATTAAGAGATAAAATAGTAGAAGCAACCGATTTGTTCTATAAAAGCAAATTAGATAGTTTAGAAAAAATTGCAAATGAATACGCTATTGAGTTTGCTGAGTGGGTAACAGATTCGAGAAACGAAAATGTAAAAGGCAGTATATCAATAGAACAACTTTTAGAAATATTTAAAAAAGAAACTAAATTATGACACCACAAACAAAAATTAAAATAGGACTTTTGTATTTTTGGCTTTTTATTGTAATTTTTATTAATTTAATCCTTTAAGTAATTTTAAAGGATTTTTTTTGTAATTTTGAATCATTAATGATTTTTTATGAAAGAAGATGGAAGAAAAAACAACGGAGGCAATAAAAATGCAGGCAGAAAGCCTAAGATAGATGAAATAAAGCTAATAGAGCAAATGGATGCCGTTTTAGCTCCCGTTGAGGTTTGGCAAGCTCTAGCGTTAAAAGTTGAAAGCGGAGACGTTACAGCTCAAAAAACGTGGTTAAATTACCGTTACGGAATGCCTAAACAAATAGTAGAACAAGTACAAGACAATCAAATATTTGAAATCAAAATAAGTCGAGCAGATGGAACTTAAATTGCTAGTACATCAAGAAGAGTTTATTTTTTCGGACGCTAAACACACCGTTCTAGTAGCTGGATTTGGTTCGGGTAAAACTGAGGCTGCTGTATGTAAGGCATCAGTTAAACTAATGACTACACCGCGTAATCTAAACGTTGGTTATTATCTTCCTAACTACCCATTAATTAATGATATTGCAGTACCTAGATTTCAACAATTTTTTGAGGATCACGGAATCGAATATAAATACAATTCTAGCGAAAAGGTATTTAGAACAAAGTACGGCAGCATATTACTTAGAAATATGACTAAACCTGAAACAATTGTAGGTTATGAAACTTTCTACGCTATAATTGATGAGATTGACATTTTACCAAAAGGAAAAGCAAAGGCAGTGTTTAATAAAATTATTGCTCGTAATAGGCAAATAGACCCAGCAGGTAAAAAGAATGCCATAGATTTAGTTAGTACGCCTGAGGGTTTTAATTTCCTGTATAACTTTGCAGTAAAAGAAAAGACAGATGAGAAGTATTTAATTAAAGCTAAGACTTTAGATAATCCTTATTTACCTGATGACTACATCGAAACATTAACGGCTCAGTACACTATCGAGGAGTTAACTGCTTATATCAACGGGGAGTTTTGCAACCTTACAAGTGGATCAGTTTACAAGTCTTATAATAGGGAATTACATAATAGTAGTGCTATTGTTGAGCTTAACGAAAATCTTTATATAGGAATGGATTTTAACGTGGGAAATATGCACGCAATTGTACACGTTATTCGTAACGGTCAATTAATAGCCGTTGATGAGTTCGTTAAGATTTATAACACTTTTGATTTATGTGATGCTATACGACTGAAATACCCACGCAATCAAATAGAAATTAATCCTGATGCAAGTTGCAGGAATAGGAATACAGCAGGACTTTCGGACTATGATATTATTACCGATGAAAAATATAATTTTATTGTAACTATTAGAAGAAAAAACCCTGAAATATTAAACCGTGTACGCTCAGTAAATAAAGCGTTAGAAGATGGAAAATATTTTGTAAATTTGGAAATGTGTCCCAACTACTCGGAAGCTTTGAGTCAACAAACATACAATAATGGACTACCTGACAAAACGAGTGGTTTGGATCACATTAATGACGCTGGAACTTATGCGGTGGTTGAGCAGATTTTTACAAGTGGATTAGATTAATTTAAAAATAAAAACGATATGTTAGAATTATTAAAAGATAGATACCCATTTGTAACATTGCCAATGGATGAACTAAACAAAGAACATCAAAAAATAAAAAAGGAATATGATAGACTACGAGAAATTCGTTCTAATGAATCAGGAACTAGGCGAAAATCCAAGTGATGAGGAATCTTGTTTAGTTATTTTAAAAACTTTTTACCCTAATGACAAAAGACCTTGGGTTTTATGTATCGAGGAATTTAATAAGGAAATTGTAAAGCCATTCAAGGGTAAATTAAAACTAGATTTAGATTTTGAAAATAAGCCATCTCATTACTATATTACAGCAGATGCTTATTTAAGTAAATTAGATTTAGTAAGTTTGTATAATCATTTGAGTAATAATGATGTAAAATCAATATCTTTGCAATTAGCAACCGAAGTTAAACGATTGTATCTTGCTAGTGTGGAGCATTTCAAAGATAAATACGAATGGATTTTTAATCCTCCAACGTTGCCGAGCTCAAATAAGTTTACACTAGGTAGACAGTTAAGACAGGAGTTTCAAGAGTATTACGGAGCATACGCTGAAATAACTTATTTGATTGCAACTACTGAGCATACAAGTTTTAAAGACGTAGAAAATAAGCCATTGTCAGAATACCTAGCAATGGGAGAGTATTTAATTAGAAAAAGAGCCGTTGAGGACGTAGAGTAGTTATGAACAACGAACTAAACAAAGTAAATAGTTATGTAGTTGATTGGTTTAAAGCCGATGAATTGGTCAATACAGTAACTACTTTAACAGATGATTTGACTGATACTAACAAAGAAACTATTTATCCTTTGGTTAATTGTGAATATACTGTTTGCGATGTGTTAGAGGATGTTATTTTAGTTTCGTATCGCATTAAAGTAATGGATCAAGAAGATATTTACACAACGCCTACCGATTCAAAACTATTGATTAATACCAACCATCAAGATATAATGAATGAAACTTTTAATATTTGTCAGTCGTTCATTAATTCGTTTAGACAGTACAATAATGATAGTATAGAAATACAAAGTAAATCCACATTAACGCCTATTAAGTTTGAAAAGCTAAACGGGTTAAGCGGTCACGGTTTTGATATTGTTTTGTCTATTCCTAATATTGGAACATCATGTCCAACTTAAAAAAAATGCTATGGAAAAAATACCTAAAACATATAATAAAGCTAAAAAAGTATTTGGCGAAAATATTAAACATTTTGTCATATATTGTGATTCAGAAACTTTTAAAAAGTTTGGGAAAACAACTTACAAGGGCTTAAAAGTGAACAAACTAGATAAAGCCCCTAAAAACTATATTGCAATATCATGTCCGTTAGATTAGAAGATGAGCAACTAGCCGAGCAAGTAGTTGTTAAGTCAAAACGTGAGGCAAACGTCGATACAGGGCGTTTAAGACGTTCTATCAATCAAAAAGTACAAAGAGGTGTAATTGTATTTAGGGAGTATTACTACGGAGAATACAACGACAATAGTACGCTAGAAAAGAACGCGCGCGAAATGATGGGAAGTGTGCCATACAAGATTGAAAGGTTTGACGAAGAGGGCGATATAGTTCAGTCAGTTAACAAAGCAAGTAGCGGACGAGTTCAGCAATACGAAAGGCGTGTAAAACGTGAGAATAAAGCAAGGTTATTAGCTATTAAAGGACGTAAGAAAAGAGATGAAGAAGAAAACACCGACAAAGATAATCGAAGAGGAACTAACTAGGCTTGGCGAAATTGTCTATGAAGATACTAGGCAAAATGTTAGAGTATCAAAAGATAAATTCGATAAAGATGGTAGGATTTTAAATAGAGGTGGTTCTCTTCGGGATTCTGTTTTGCCATTTGCAAAAGGTAAACGGTTAACAATGTCTCAGTTGTTCTACGGTAAGTGGCAAAAACCAAAAGAACTAGGCTCAATACCTTGGAATCCACCAACAAGTCCTACATCGGAATTATGGGATAATCCAATGGCTACGAGTATAGCGCAAAATATACCTAATACAATAAATGTAATATCTAAAAGTTTAATTAAATCAATAGTTAGCAATGATAAATAGTGTATACGAAGAAATTATAAAGCCTGAGAATATCAAGGCTTTTTTTGTTTCAGACAATGAGTTTGAAAGTTGGTTAGAAACAGGAACAAAACAAGATTTAATTTGTACCTTGCAAGCGTTTGAAAATGCAGAAATGTATGAAGATTGTGCTATTATTAAAAAGAAAATAGATGAATATAAATAACGCCTCGCAAGTATCTTATGTAAACTCTCCTGTTTATATTCGTATCGATTTGCAAAATGAATTTCCTACTTATTTTCCACCTGTAAAAAATACACGTGTAAGATTGCAATTAACTACTTTTGATATAAGCGCATTAGGAGTTGAAGAAAATGTAAACGTGCATTTAATAGATGTACCGAGGGTATCTAAGAATGATAAGCAGGTAACTATACGTATTGATAACGAATTGAAAAACGATTTAGTAAGGCGTGAAAATTACAACAATGTAGATTTTCCTGTATTGCTTTATAATAACACATCATTACCGTACACGCAAGGAATGTGTTTATTTTACAGGTACTCATACTATGCTTATGACGAAACTACAAGCGCATTAGCTATTAACGTAACGGATAGAGTTGCTACACTAGGTTTTAGAATTGATAGTGAAGCGCCAGCTTTTTATGGAAATTACATAGGAGATACTAACGGTTTTAACGTTGCTAATACTCCTGTAAAAAAATATGCTGAATACATACCATTTTACGCAAAGCAATCATTTAATTTTGGATCAAATAGAAACAGTTTTAATTTCATCACTACTGAGAAAGTAAACCCTACAAAAGTAGAATGTATAAAAGAACCTTTATTAATAATTTTTATAAACAGACAAGGTTTATTCGAGTATATCACAACCGCTGGAAAAGTTTCGATAAGTAACGAAATTAAAAGAAACGAAAGCAACAAAGTGTTTAGGGATAACGGAATGATTAACCCATATTCAACGCATTACAAAAACACTTCAATTGATGAGGTTTTTAGAACTTATACGGTAAACACAGGGATATTAGACAATAGTATAAATGGCTTGATTGAAGAACTCTTATACAGTCCTAAAGTTTATTTGGTTCGTTTCTTCGGGGATAGATGGACGGTTGCACAGCAAGGAATAACAGTCGACAATACTATTATCACAGTTGACAATACTACTATTTCAATTGACAGCGACACCGTTACAAATGCCGACATAGGTTATTATTCTACTTATATACAAGTTCCTGTAATTTGTGTTGATACTGATTTCACGCAAAAAAACTTGATTAACGATAAAAGAGACATTTCATATACATTGAAATTCAAGGAAACAGCTTCTAAAATTAAAAAACAATAATATGGAATTGTATATTGAAACAGACGAAGCGGGAGTTTACGGAATTATTGATACGTTCCTAAATGAAACTATTATTTTAAACACGAAAACGCTTTATACTCAGGATATAACGGCAGTATTTAAAGGCTTTACGAATAATTTTAGTGTGCAAGCATCTCCGAATAACGTCAAACTATTAGATTATTTCGGTTATACTAACAGATTACAACCTACAAACGTAAAAAAAAGAGCTAAATTATTCATAGATAGCCAATTGTTTAAAGAGGGGATTATCACTATTGAAAGTGCAAGCTTTATAAATGAAGAACCTAGCTTATTTGAATTATCATTTTCAGATGGGCAAAAGAATTTAACCGAAATATTAGCAGAAGATACTTTTGCAAATTTAATTGGTGGCGACATTACTTGGAATAGCAGAACTATAAAAGCAGGATTGCAGACAATACAAAGCGCAAGTGATGGTACAAGGTGGTTTATTCCTTTTGTATCTACCGAGCGTATATTTACGCTTTATAATTCACTTGTAGCGTTACCTACTGATAATATAAATTATGAACCATCTAAGACAATTACTAGCGAAAATGTTTTACTCCCTCAGGAATTAAGACCAGCTATTTTTTTAAGTGAAATATTGCAAGCTATCAATTTAAAATATGACATAAAAATTAATCCTTTGCCTTTTATAGGCACTTCTACACAATTAACAGATTTAGCGGTTATGTGTGTAAGTGCTAATGTTGAAGTGGAAGAAGTAAAAACAATTGTTCAAAAATCTATTTGGGATTTTGACAGCTTTAGAGAAGAAAGATTTGACATTATACCAAAGCCTTTAATTAATGCTTTTGAATTAAGGTATTTAGGTAATATTTCGCCAAGTGCTAGTAACGCTAGTTTTAATATGCAAGTTAATTTAGCTAAAAATATAACTAGCATAGGCGCCAATTCTAACTTTGTAAATAGTATAGAAATATGGGAGGTTTTTCCAAGCGGACAAAAGAAAAAAAAGTTAAATTACAGCATATATGGAGGGGCAGAAACTAGAAGTAACACTTTAAAGGTCAATATAGGTTTAGATGTTTTTACCCCTGATGGATCAAGCGAACCGAGTATTCTAATAAAGCCTTTAATTTCTGTATTTGTAAAAGCGGATGCGTTAAGCGAGTGGAGATTTACGAATTACATATTTGATTGGGGGAGACTCTCTTGGCAAAAAGGAATATTAAACAACGTTCAGCCAAATGCAAATATAACATTGATAAATTTATTTAAATCTTTGCCTCAGATGAAATTAATTGATTTTGTGAAGTCGATTTATACAATGTTTGCGTATAAGAAATTTAACGATGGAGTTTTAAATGATTTCTACTACACAAAAAAAACAGTTGACAATATAGAGCATCAAGGCGAAAGGATAGAAAATGATTTAACACCTTTTGCAGATTTATCTAAGGTTACTAAAAAAAACAATACTAAATATGATGCTTATGATTTAAAGCATTTTACAAGTGATTACCAACAAAATAAAGCTTTTGCAATTGCTAATGGTCAAGAATGGGGACAATTAAAATACCCTGTAGGAATAAAGCCGAAAAGTGAATTTAAAATTGAGACTAAATTTACAACTCCTGTTTTTAGTCCTGTAGCCACTGATGCAGATAATACTGTTTTAACTTTTTACCCTTTTGGAAGTGAAGCAAAGTTAAATGAAACTGAAACTAGATTTGTTTATGAAACTAATATAAAAGAGTTTCCTATATTTTATTATCAAGGGAGCAAATCAATTTCAACGGCTTATGCGTTTGTTGATGTTGATTTAAAACAAGTAATCGCAATAAATAGATACCACGAAATAGGGCATAAAAGTAGACGTACTTTTACAGGAATAGATAATTACATTAGTAGCTTATTTAACATTGTTACAGGCGATTACATAGACCAAAACACACTATACCAACAAGGTTATAAAAATTATATTGAAGATACTTTAAGCGGTAAAAAATTAATTCATACAATTGACTTGGACTTACCTACAACTGAATTGCAAAAATTTGATGATAACCAAGAAATAATTATCAAAGAAAATAAATATAACATTCTTGAAAGTAGCATATCTTTAACGGACGGAAAAACAAAATTAACTCTTTTAAATAAATAGCGATGGCTGAAAACTTAGATCCTATAAAACAAGTCATTCAGATTGACGTAAACGAAAATGGCACAACCGAAGCGACCGAAAAAGTACAAGGTTTAAATAAATCAATTAATAATACAGTAGTTGAAAACAAAAAAAGCGAAGATTCTTTTAAGTCCTTAAAGGTTCAATTGCGTGAGGCTATTGCTGAGCAGCAAAAACTAGCAGATAAATTCGGTGCGACAAGTGACCAAGCAATTAAAGCAGCTAAGGCAGTAGCAGGAATTAAGGACGAAATAGGACTGCAAAAAGATTTAGTAGATTCCTTTAATCCTGATGATAAATTCAGAGCGTTAACCCAAACGGCAGGAGTCGCAGCGTTGGCACTTGGAGGAGTAAAAGACGGATTTACGGCTTTAGGAATTGAAAGCGAAGTTTTAGACAAAGTAATAGGAAGCGCACAGGCTATTTTAGGAGTTACAAGTGCAGTAGCTGGAATGTCAGACGCTTATGCAGTTTTAACCGCTTCAAAACGTGCTAAAAGTGCTGCTGATGTAGTAGAGATAGGAACAACCGAAGCATTAGCCGTAGCAAACACAGAAGCTACTGCAACCACTTGGACGTGGAACGCTGCTTTATTAGCCAATCCTATTGTATTAATAACCGCTGGTATTGTTGCGGCGGGTGCTGCTATTTATGCTTACATTAAAATTACAGGCGATGCTGTAAAAGCAGAGGAAAAAGCAAAGGTAGCTAGTATGCAATTGGATCAAGCAATTGAACACCAAAGCAAAACTTTTGAAAAGAATAGCCAAAACAATAAAAATAATAATGATTTTAAAATTGCATTGTTAAAAGCAAGTGGAGCAAGTGAGGCGCAAATATACAAAGAAACAAAAGCACTAGCTGACCAAGAACTACAATTAGCAAAGAATTTCAGAGCTCAAGCAACGCTGGCAGAACAAAAGGCATACGAAGCTAATAGAGATAATCCTACAGAGTTTAACGCTAAAACATTAGCCAACGCAAAAGAAAATCTTGAAAAAGCACGTGAAGCGGTAAGAGTTGGTTATGATGGTTTAATTGATTTACAAAATAATCACGAAATAGCAAAAGTACAAGCGGAAACAGATGCTAGGATAAAACGTGAAGAAGCGCAAAAGAAAGCTATTGAAGATGAAAAGCAAAGAAGAAAAGAAGCTTTAGAAGATGAATTAAAAGATAGAAAAGAAATACAGGCACAATCTGATGAATTTGCTTCTTTTGTCGCTCAAAACAAGTTAAAACAAGAAGAAGAAGCAAAAGAAAAACAATTAAAATCAGAGGAGGATTCTAAATTAAAACGTGAAGAAAACTTCAAAGCATTACAAGAGGATGCAGACAGACAGCTTTTAATTGAACAAAGTTTATTAGAACAAAAAGAAGCTATAGAACAGGCTAAAATTGGATTAGCTGAAAGAGGTATTCAGTTAATTGCTGGAGTTTTTGGAAAATCAAAGGCGGTTCAAAAAGCGGCTATTATTGCTGAAAATGCAATAGGTATCGGTAAACAAGTCATAGCAAATAACACCGCAAACGCTGGAGCATTAGCAACTCCTCAGGCTATTGCTACAAGTGGTGCAAGTGCGGTTCCTGTTATAGCTTTAAACAACATTTCAACAGGAATAGGAATAGCTAGTACTGTAGCAGCAACTGCAAAGGCATTGTCAGCAGTTGGAGGTGGTGGTGCAAGCGGTGGAGGTGGTCAACAAGCACCGCAACCAAGTAGAAATGTAGCTCAGGTAGGATTTCAAGCAAGTAGCGAAAACCAAATAGGGAATGCGGTAGCTAACCAACAAAAGAACCAACCACCGTTACATGCGTTCGTAGTTAGTCAATCGGTTAGAGATGCGGAAGAATTAGCAAGAAAAAAAGAATTATTAAATAGTTTTTAATTAAAAAAGTATTTATATTTGTATAGGTTTACCGCTTGCCTGTGGTAGTTTAATAGACGTGTGAAGATGCACGTTACTATTTCAATAATCTAAAGCACCTTTAAACAGGTGCTTTTTTAATTTGTAAAATTATGAAAAAACACTTTACAGCATACTTGGTAGAAGATTTAGGATTTAAAGCCTTTAGAGTGGTTGATAATAAATATGTAGAAAATAATATTAACGATTTTTCAACTTTACAGGATGGAGGTATAGATATTCGATATATTAAAGACGATATAGTTATAGTTTGGGGATTACACGAAATTAAGAAACCGCCTACTTTAATTTATCCAAGACCTAAAATAATTTTTAACGGAATGAATGAGAAATACGATGATGCAATCAATATTTGTTTAAAGAAAGAAAAAAACGAAGATATTTTTAAAGCTTTATTCGATAAAAACATTATATTTGCTTATTCATAATATTTTTTTAGTTTTTTGGTTGGTATTTTTTTTACCCTAACATTAATTTGTTAGGGTTTTTTGTTTATATTTGCATAAACCACGTGTGAAGATGCACGTTACAACCGTTTAGCCATGGTATTAATGATTAGTAAAGACCTTAAAGCCTACTTGCTTAATTGCGAGTAGGCTTTTTATCGTTATAAGCAAATGAAAGTATTAAAATATAAATATAATCCTGATAAAAAAGGAGTTTTTAAGGTTTCAGTAGTTAAAAATCCAGCGGTCGGAGAGGGAGACTTGGTACTTATGGCAGCTCAGGAAATTAAAGGCGTGTTCTATTCGCCTGTAATGATTCCTGATGTTAAAATACAAAGAATTGACCCAAACACAGGAGAAAAGTATTTAGTTTATTACGATGCTGAAACGGTTGAAAAACTATCAAATAACTATTTTAAAAACAACGGTAACGCTAACACAAATATAGAGCATTCTGATAGCGATGTGCAAGGCATTTATCCTGTTGAAAGTTGGATAGTCACAGACCCCGAAAATGATAAAAGCAAGGCATTAGGTATGCCTACTCAAAAACAAGGTACTTGGATTATGGGGTATAAATGTGAGAGCGAGGAAATACTAGATAAAATACAAAATCAATTATTACAAGGGCTTTCTATTGAAGGTCACTTAGATACGGAAGAAGATATGGATAGTCCTATCTCTAAATTTAGTAAAATTAATATGAAAAAAACAATCTTAGAAAAGTTTGAAGATTTCAAGGCTATCCTAATGAGTGCCATTAGCGATGAAGAAAAGCCTGAAGCTGAAGCTACCGAAGTTGTAGAAGAGGTAAAAGAAGAAGTCGAAGAAATGGCGGAAGAAATTCCTGCAGAGCAAGAACCTAGTGATGTTGAAAAAGAATTAGCAACAGCACAAGCTACCATCGTAGAGATGCAGAAAAAAATTGACGATTTAGAAGCTGAAAAAGCTAAAAACACAAAAGATGCTACTTTGATGAGCGCACAACTTGAAGAAGTTACAAAGGCTTTTGATAGTTATAAAGCAGTTAAAATGTCTAGCCAAAAATTGGCGGATGTTCCATCAGAGAAAAAAGATTATAGTAAAATGACTCCTTTGGAGAAATTCAGAGCAACAAAGTAAAAATTAATAATTAAAAACAACACAATATGGCAATTACTTACAGTAAAGTAGATATTAGAGGCGTAGCAGCAGAGCCTATTATCGAAGAGATTTTATTCGAAAACCAAACAATCTCAAAAGGATTAGTTACGTTTGAAACAGATGTTAAAGCAGAAACAATTTTCACAGAAGCAAGTGCTACGGCTACTCTTCAAGAATTTGTTTGCGGATTACCAACAAGCGCAGGTGCTCTAAGTGCTTTTGATTCGGTTGTTACTCCTAAAAAAGCAATGTTCTATCAAGAATTTTGTCCTGATAATTTGCGTTTTTCTCGTTTCAAAAGAGATATGCAAGCAGGTGCTTGGAACAATATGAGTTCAGAGTTTGAAAGAATTGTGATTGGCGGTATTTACGCTAAAAAAATGTCTTTAGCTTTAGAGAATGAATTTTGGAACGGTGCAACAGCAGCAACTAAAACAGCAGTAGCGGCGTTAACAGCAGGAACGGCTAACAATGCGGTAGGTGCAGCAGAAAAAACAGCAGTAGCAGCGTTAACGGCTTCTCAAATCGATGGTGTTTTAGTTAAAATGATTTACAACGATTCTAATGCTACGCAAACGCCAGCTTTAGGAACACGTATCAAAGTAGCGGGTACTACTATTACAGCAGCTAATGTAAAGGCAGAGTTTGACAAAATTTATGCAGCTATTCCAGCTGAGGTTTTAGCAAATACCGAGCAACCAATTATTTATGCACCTAAAAACATTAAGCAAATAATTGTGGCAGCTAACAACGTAGTAAGCGACTTTAACAAACCTTTTGACGTAAATCCAGCAGCTACAGAATTTTATTTTAATGGGCTTTTAATTGAGTTTGTTCCGACTCCTAACAATGTTATTATTGTTGCTTTAAAATCGCACTTATTTTGGGTAACTGATTTAGCAAACGATAACAACACAATGAAAATCGATAAGATCGCAGAGAATAGAGAAGATATGTTTATCAAATCTGTACTTTCAATCGGTGCTCACGTTGCAAATCAAAAATTCAATGTGTTATACGTTGGATAATATTAATCAGGGGTAGAAATACCCCTTTAATACCTTAAAATTATGTGTACAATCACACTAACAAAATCACGCAATCTTAATTGTGTTAAGAAAAAAGTAGGTATTAGATCATTATCTATTATCACGTTCAAGCCTTTAGAAAGAGTCGCAACAACAGCAGGCGGAGTAGTAACATTGCCTACTTATATGTTAAATGCAACTTTGCCAGCAGGTGCAAAAATAGCTAGATTTGATGTTAAAAATACTACTATAAACTATACTGACACGCTTACGCAAAATATGGATACCCGTTCAAATGGTCGTAAAGGCGAACTCCCTTTAGTTTTGATTCCTAGTAATGGTTTAGATAACGTTACACTATCAGAGGTAATCGACCAAATTACCAAAACTGAGTTTGTAGGTTTCTTGGAAATGAAAAACGGGGATGTTTTTGCTATTGGAAGTCAATACGGATGTATGATTTCATCTATTGCAGACACAACAGGTGGTCAAGATGGAGACCTTGACGGAGTTACTATCACTATTTCAACGGAAGAAAGCGAAAGCTTCCGTAAATATTGGTTAACAGAGCCAGCAGTTGCTCAGTTGCTAGCTTCTACACTAGCATATTAATAATAAAGGGCGGTTAATCCCGCCTTTTTTACCTTAAAATATGAAAGTAATAACACAAAATACTACTGTTTTTAAATTTGTCCCTAGATTTACTTTTAATTCAGCTGTTTTAACTTTTGATGAAGGATTAGAAGTTGAAAATGTTGTTAGTAATAATCAAGTTACAATATTAAATACTTCATTATTTACTGAGGGGCAAAATTACGCTTTTACTATAACTTCAAATAACGAAATAGTTTATAAAGGCAAAATTATATTTTTAAAAAACGGTACTGATGTTCAAAATTATAACGCACAAACTCAAGATACAAAAAGATGGCAGTAAAAGAAGAAAATAACATCCATTCAATGAGTAATGATGTCGTGAAGATGTCAGCGTGGCAGCCTATTGATATTAACCCATTAGTTACACAAAATGGAATGAATGCCGTATGTAACGGTAAAAATAATTCTAATTACAAAACTTTGCGTGACGCTTACGATGATAGCCCTACAAATCAAAGTATTATAAATTCATTTGTAAACTTTATGTATGCAAATGGATTAAAAAATGTAGGCTCTGATTTAGATATTGCAAAATACTTAGATGAAGATACTGTCGAATTGATTTGCTTAGATGTAAAGCTATTTGGTGGCTTTGCTCTACAAGTGATTTGGAATGATTTAGAAAGAGACCGTAAAATTTTAAGATTTGAATACGTGCCTATTGAAGAGTTAGCGGTTGAGATTGACGATAGAATGGTAAAACCTAGAGTTATTTCTTATTGGCACTCTGAGGACTGGTCAAGAAGTGGTACGTATAGACCAACTCCTTGTAAAAAATTTGACGGAACATTTCAAGGAGACATTGAAATAGTCGTAATTCAAAGAGTTACTAAAAATAAATTTTTCCCTTTGCCTGATTATTTTAGTGGCATCAATTATTGTATTGCTGAGGGTTTTCTAGGGCAAAATACAAAAACTCACTTTCAATTTGAAAATAAAATAACTACGGTTATAAATTTCAATGGCTCAAAAGGAATGAGCGAAACAGTTAAAGAAGAAAAAGCTAAAAAAATAAAAGATGACTACACGGGTGGAAGTCCTAAGCATCACGTAGTAGTATCTTACAACACAAATGAACTAGATGCAACAACGATAGACCAAGTAGAAACGCCTAATTTAAACCAACAAAATGTATTTTTTGCTGAGGAATGCGAAAGGAAAATTATTGTAGCTCATAGTGCTCCTAAAATACTTTTTAGCGGGTCAAATAATGCGAGTGGATTTAGTTCTAATGCAGATGAAATTTTAGTAGCTACAAAAGAAATGTACCGAAGAAATATAAACCCTTTGAGAAAAGTTGTAATTGACGGATTGACTAAATTATTCAAACTAATTGATGTTAATGTAGTTTTAGAGTTTGAAGATTTTGACGAGTTTAAGAAAGTAGAGGAAGTCCCACAAAGCACAAATAACGAAACTATATGACAAAATTATTCATAACAGCGGAGCAATTCAAAGCGACAACTTCAATAAGTAGTGCTACGGATAACGAACTTATTTTACAGAAAATATACTATGCTCAGATTTCGGACGTTACAAGGGTATTAGGTCAGTCTTTAGTTGATAAACTAACAACGGATTTTGCAAATCTACAAGGTATTTACAAGATAATTTATGACAAATACATTATTGATATGCATGTTTTTTATACTGCTTATTATTTTACGTTATTCAATGAGGTAAAGCAGTCAAACGTTGGGAATACTATTTTATCAGTAGCAAATGGGCAACCTACACAAAAAACTTATCAATTAGCGGAACAATACAAGAATTTAGCCGTAACTATTGAAGATAATTTTCGTAAATTTATGGAAAATACAAGCATTCCTGAATGGAACTACGAAAAGAAAGATGAGGAAACTACTAACTTTAATGATTTTTACTAGATGGCACAAAAGAAAATAAATTACAGCTTTGCAAATGATGGGTTAGGCGATCCGTTGAGACAAGCATTTGTTAAATCAGACGATAATTTTGACGAGTTATATGCAAATAAAGTTGACAAAGTAATAGGTAAAAGCTTAACGGATGTTAATTTTTCCGCTATAGACAAAGCCAAACTAGACAGCATTGACCCTAGTGCAAGAGTTCAAAGCGATTTCGAAGAAAACGACCCTTTAAGTCCTGCTTTTATTGACAATAAACCTACTTTGTTATCTCAGTTTGATAATGATTTAGAATTTGTTGAGGATGTAACGGCAGGTGGTGTTTTTGGGCGTAGTGCTGGTGCTTGGGCTGAGATAGACGTTTCGAGCAAAGAAAACACAGCCAACAAACAAAACAGCCTAGCAGTAGATGGTACAGGGGTTAAATTTCCAACTGTTGACGCTGTAAAAAAAGTAATTACATACACCACCCCAGAGGAGTTCGGAGCAGTTGGGGATGGAGTTGCAGACGATAAAACAGCCATTCAAAACGCTGTTAATAGCGGTGAAACTGTTTTTTTTGGTAATAAAAGATACTTTATATCAGGAAGCGTTACATTACCCGCAGGATGTACTATAATAGGTGCATCGACAGGAGAGGTTACTAATATATTTATCTCTGCAAACGAACCTGCTTTTATTATAAATGGCAACAATATAACTATACAGAGTCTATCTATACTAGGAAGCAACCCCATATCTAACCCAAATCAACACGGAATATCTTTAATAGGCTCGGCATCATTAACCAGTTCTTTTGAGAGGATATTAATTTCTAACTGTGCATTTTACGATCTTGGCGGTGCGGGATTTTACTCTAGGACAAATGGATCTACAAGTTTTTCGTCTGCTCAAATATCTAATAGTTACGCCTATCAGTGTAGGATAGGTTTTTGGTTTGATGACAGGGCGGAATATAATAATCTATCTAATATAAAAGCACATAAAAACGGAACAGGTATAATTTTAAAAGGAGGTAACAATTTAATCACAGGCTTAATCTCTACATATAACGATGTTAACGTAAAATTAGAAGGTAGTTTGAACGATGGTCACACCTCTATTTCGGGAGGGGAAATTAACCACGCTAATACTTATAATGTTTTTTCAGACGGCTTAACTCTAGGCTATACATTTAATTCTTGTGCATTTTATGCGGGGGACATTTTGATAAAAGATAGTAAAGGAGTAAGGTTTTTAAATTCAGAAATTGGAGCTACTAACAATATTTATTTTCAAAATTCTACAGAATCTTCATTTACAAATGTTGCTTTTTTAGCAAATCCTGCATTTTATTTAAAATGGAACGGAACGAATAATACTGGCGTAGAAAGTGAGGTTAAATTTTTTAATAATAATTTTTGGGCGGGTACTCCGAGTAGTGTTGTCAATAATGAAATAAGTGACGGTTTAGTTGTAACTAACGGAGATGTTAAAGCTTATGAGGGTCAAAAAATAGGTTTTAGATATTCAAGTGGCACGCCTGTACTTGCCAACTACATGACCACTTCGGAAGCTAGCCCTTTATCTTTTTTCGGGCTGTGGACATCCACGCCGTCGACAGAAATGTTTAATTTCAATACTAATTTAGGTAAGATAATATCTATATTCAACAATGGGGATTTTCAAATAAATGGTAGTTATCAATCAGACGCGCTAATAGGTACAGGTACACGCCTTGTGAATGCAAGTCCTACTGGGCAATTAGGAGCAATCTCAACACTACCTGTTTTTGCGGATAACACCGCAGCAATCGCAGGAGGCTTAGGAGTTGGATCTTTATATCGTACAGTTATAGGACTTTTAGCAATAGTATTTTAATAATTAAATATAAAAACAATGAAACAAAGTAATTTTTTAAGCCTTAATTGGGGCGATTTGGGTAAAGGGTTATTAATAGCAATTTTAGCAACAGTTTTTAATTGGTTGCAAGAAACGTTTATTCCTGCTTTAAATGTTAGCCCTGAAATTAAAGTTTTGTTAGTAACTGCAATAGCTTACTTGACAAAGAATTTTTTTCAAGGGAATAAACCACAATCTTTTACAAGTTCGGAAGATAACGAGCTAATAGGGCAACCATTCCCAACAAGACCAAAGAAATGAGATTAATTTTAAACCTACCATATTTTATTTTTTTATGGTGGGTTTTTATATTTTTCTTAGTTGATACCGAATTTTATTTAAACAACTTTGAAATTATAAATTTAGTAGACATTCCTTTTATTGTATTTTCATTAAGTCATTTTACTTTTAATATGCAAAAGTATTC